AGAGGTCACCTAGTATTACCCTCTGAGCACTTCTGAGCGAATATCATGAGCATCCAGGAGTTTGCTGAAGAAGCCAACGGCACCAAGCTGAGGAACTGGTTCCTCACCATCAACAACCCGACCTCGGATGATCTGCCCAAGCACCCAAATGAAAAGTATGCGGTCTGGCAGAAGGAGATGGTGAGGACCCCGCACCTGCAGGCCCAAATCTGTCTTGGCTCGCAGGTGGCATTCTCGACGATCAAGAAGCTGTATCCAACGGCGCACATCCAGCGCACCAAGATCCTGCCCAAAGCTATCGCCTACTGCCAGAAGATCGAGTCTCGTATCGACGGGCCGTGGCAACGCGGCACACCACCCAAACAGGGCGAACGCACTGACCTCAAGCGCAAGGTGGAGGAGATCGAAGCGGGGCTCCGCGTCGACGACATCTGCATCGAGGAGCCTAATCTCTATCATCAGTACGGCAGAACACTGCGTGAGGCCGAGGCCATCCTCATGCGCCGCAAGTGGCGCACCCAGATGACCAAAGGAATCTGGTACACCGGCCCAACTGCCGCCGGCAAGTCCCACAAGGTTTTCGAGGGCTACGACCCGGAGACCCACTATGTGAAGAATATCAACGAGGACTGGTGGGACGGCTATAAACAGCAGCCCATTGTGGTTTTGAACGAATTTCGCGGCCAGATTCCTCTGAGTGAGTTGCTGGATCTCGTCGACAAGTGGCCCAAGACCGTCAAGTGGCGCAACCGCGAATCTGTGCCGTTCATCAGCACCCATGTCCTGATCGCATCTTTTTTTCCCCCGGAGGAGGTCTACAAGAGGTCCGTGCACAAAGGAGAAGCCTGGGGGCAGTTCCTGCGCCGCTTCGAGGTCGTGACTCTCCCCCCCAGGCCCATTGACCCCCGTGCGCCGGCGCCGGCGGCGCCACTCGAGGAAGAATCCCAGGAGGCCCTGCCTGACTGGGCGGCGCCGCTGGCCTGGGATGATGGGAGTGATTGGGGTCGCTCCCCCGGCGGCGATTAATATCTTACCCTAGGGTATACCCCCTCATCTGCCGCTCTCTCGTGTAATCAACCTATGCCTAATGCTAGAAAGAAGGTGGCCCGGCGTGCTCCGCGGCGGCGCCTCCAAAGCTTCACCCCGGCGCAGAAAAACAAAATTCTTCGAGAGGCTGCTAAGGGCATTGCAGGAGGCTACGCTACCGTGCGTTCTATGGCTGCTAAGTCTGCTAAGCCGACTTTTGCGCAGTCTGTAAGGAAAACCCCCAGCGGCTTGTATGGGGACGCTAAGGACCAGGGACTGTCTGACTATAAGAAGTCCCGGGCCAAGTATGGCAAACCAGCGACCATCGCGGCGCTGACCAAAAAGGCAACCCGTATGAATCTGAACACCACAGTCTACAGCATCTATAATTATGGGCCGTGGAACCGCGGCAACGGGAATTTAATGATTCGATCTAATCAATCCGGCGCCGGCGGCACGGATCTAATCCAGCCAATCCACTTATGGGAACTCAATGGAACCCTCCAGGGGCAGGCTGCGGATCTAAAATACCCCGCGGCATTTTATGAACTAGGGTTTAGCAACGAAACCTCATCGGGTGCTGTTAAATGGTACACCCACGTCGGCAACGCAGCAACCACCGCCACAGGATTGGATCAATCCGCAGGTCTCTTCAGTCCCCAGTATAATCCGCATCTGACGTATACCGACAAGATCAAGGATCTCAATCTACAGAACTATCAGGGACCAGGCACTGATGATATTTTTGAAAAGGTACGCTGTACCATGGTGCTGAACGGTCCCCAGCAACGCAGCACAAAATGGACCATCCAGCTCGTCCAGCTGTCAGAAGAAGTCACCCCCGGCGCTGAAGCAGCAGGATCCAATGAGGCGACTGCATTCTGGCAGGCTATGGCTCGTCCGTATGGCTACAGCCCTTTGGAGACTGGACCCCGAAAGGAACTGAGGAAGAATATCAAAATCCTCAAGACTGTGGAGTACATCATGGACTCCCCCGAATCCAACGAGGATCACCTGACCGCCCGTATGCGCCACGTGGACTTCAGCATGTATTTCAACCGTAAGCAATCTTATCGCTGGGGCAGGATCAATGATCTGACAAATATGAATGTCCAGGACGTACCGAATGATCAACTGTTCGGACCGTCCGTATTCTCAACCAAGGTAGAACCCAAGGCACGCATCTATCTGATGATCCGCGCCCTCTGCCAGTATCAGGGACCTAACGTTGTACCCACGAACGCGATATACCCGTCATATGACCTGAAACTGGAACTGACCCATAAATCAGTAGACTAAGCGACGGCGCCGGCGGCGCACGGCGGCGCGCTGCCACGACACCCCCCTAGCGCCGGCGCCGGCGGCGCCCGGCGGCGCTCCTCCACGTCATCACCCTAGCACGGCGCCGCCGGCTGGGGGCGACGTCACCCTGCTGAGTCAGCGGCAAAAGCCGATGCCACAGCCCTGACGCTCCCTCAAAAAAATCTATAAGAACAGAAAAAGCTCAGAGGTCACCTAGTATTACCCTCTGAGCACTTCTGAGCGAATATCATGAGCATCC